AACCAACTATTAGTGATATCGCAACGGGTGAGCGTTACATCGTTTGTAAATCGTTTAATGTAAATGGTCAAGATTTTGTTAATTTATTACATCAAGTCGAAACAAAACTGAATCCTAGTTTGGACAATAATGAATGTGATTTTTATTATGAATCAGTAATCAAAAACAATATACCCTATTTCTTTTTGAATAAAATAGAAGAATCAAATGTAGTAATTGGCCAGCAACAATTAGAAGCGTATGATTTTATTATTAATATATTTAAAAATAAAAATAGAGATGAAAAAATAGAAACTATTAAACGTACACATATTCAAAAATGTATTAATTGGTGTGAAAAAAACCAACTACCTCATAATAAATTTATAGACAAAATCAATATTTTTTTAACAGCGCGAAAAAAAGAATATGAGGAAGATGAAAAAGAAAAAGAAAAAGAAAAAGAAAAAGAAATATCTCTAGATATTTAGAATGTCATTGATACTAGATTCAATGTGATATCTTTTGGCGGAGCATGACGTAAATTATTAAAATAAGTTGAATTGGGTGTACCACTCTTATTAGCATAACCAGAACCACCGTGTTGTGTTGCGCCAATATAATTACCGGCATGACCATTATTAATGGTATTATATGTGTGATATTGTGCGCCGTCTCCATGACTTCTACAGATAAGTTTGTTTCGATGCTGACCACTGAAGAAGAACGGATTACCAACAAAGGTTTGTGGTTGGCAAGGAGGAACCTTATCCTTGTAAATGAAAACATGCGGATCGGGAATAATACTAGGAACATAGGTGTGGTTAATTGCTGCGTTTGCTTTAATTTTATTACGATTTCTAGCAGCAGCAGTAGAAATGGTATCGACATTTAATTTTAATGTACGTGTACTACTCGATACGCCTCCTTGATGTGCGAATTGGGGATTGCTTGGTTTATAAATCACTTGCGCACAACCTCTAGGATTCGATGGGCCCGAAATAAAAGAACCATTATAGGGATCAGCAGCAATTTTATATAAATAATCAACAATAATAGAATAGTCATCGGTTGGTAATATTTCTCGCAAGGTCTGGAGAAATGTTTGTACCGACCTAGGAGTCCCTTCTAGTAACAATTTGTATTCTTCTTGTGAAATTATGCCAGCATCTAATAATGATTTTGTAAGATGTCCGATAAATGCTACTTCTATACCCGCTTGAACAGTAAAATTAGGATTACATTGAGCAACATAGTAATTGGTAATAGCTAACGGATCGCCGGGTTTAGCATATTCCAACACTTTAGCAGTAACAAATGGATAAGACAAAAATAATTGTAATATATTTTTATCAATTGGGCCTCTAACAAAGTTAAACTGACGTTGCTGAAACGTTTGACAACGATGGTATAAATACATATATGTTGTTTGGTAGTAGTTCTTGTCTATGTAGGTCTTAGTAGGTAAGACACGCTGAATTGCTTTTCTTTGTTGATTGCAACATAACAAAGGATTGGTTACATTCGGTTCTGGTTGTTCATTTAAATTGTTAATAGGTTGCCAACTGGAAACAATACCAACACCATTACAGTTTGTACATTCGGCGTCAATCGTTTTTCCAGTGTTATCCGTTGCGGTATAATAAGCTAAACCTTCTCCTAAATTGACCGTATTTTGTTTATTACCATTGTCTTTAATAATAAAAGCACCCGGTCTGTCCATCATCTGAGAAACAAGACCAGTTCCACCGTTACCACCTCCAAGAGACGAACCCACTGATGATTTTACAGCTCTATTCACATTGTATTCAATCAATTGTTGTTCCAACCCTTCTGGTGTTGTAGGATTTTGCGTAGCATCTTGTAAAGCAAAGTGAATCGGAATAACTGTACCTTTTCTATAATGTTTAATTGGGCGTGGTAAACCAAAACCAGTAGGGAATATATTACCGGGATCTTTATTTGTTAAAGGTCGAATATGAGTTGAAGTTACACCAACTGGGTTAGCAAAAAGTCCCGTGCCTTTCCATGGCTCATATGGGATATTTTGTAATGTACTTTTTGTATTGTAACCGCCAGCCGGCTGCCGTCTCATATTTGTTGGATAAAAAGCCGTAGACATATATTATTAGAAAAGAAAATAAAAGTTGTATATATTATAATAATGCTTCTAATTTATGTCTTGATATTATTGTTTATAGTACTAATCGGTTATCAACTATTTTTAGGCAGTTTTAAAAAACCTATTATAGAGGGTTTAGACAATCCGAGTTCCAATCAAGAATATAAACCATATAATATGAATGACCCTAATAGTGCTTTAATATTGGCCCAGCAGAATGCGGGCAATATCGAAGTATTAAAGGGACGCGTAGATGGTTTAGATGAGGATAGAAAAAATATTGCGAATTTACAGCAACAAGTGGCGTCCATACAGACACAAGTTGATGGTATAGTTCAACAACAAGCAGATTATGCTCAAAGTCTAGCCGGCTCAACGCCACCGGAAATTACTGGTACAGAACCCGAAACAGCACCATAAATACATATACGGGTGTCTATACAAATATAAATATAATTATAAACAAATATATTTATATTTATATAAAACAAATGAGTATTTTTGAAAAAGTATTAAAGAATGCGAAGGGTATTGAAGAGGAATATCTTGGTCCCGATTACCCTTACTACAAATATATTCGAACACCATCTGAGCTAGGTATGTCCGGAGACGGTAGTTTAAAGCAATTAGGAAAGGATATAGATGGATTAATCAATTATGTTGAATTGTTAGTTTCTGGTGGAGGAAACGCATCCGCAACTGGGCAACCTTTAGGGAACAAATTTTTTCTTCATACTGGAGCTAAGTGTAAAGATGTTGCGAGTGGTCAAGATGTAGATAGATGGGTTTATATTGATAACGTTCCGACCGGACAAATACCATTTATATCTCAAGGATTAGGTGTCAATTTCAGTGAATTCAAAGGTTTAATACCGGGGACAATTAGCAACTTGAACGCATTTAACCCCATGACTCTGTTTCAATCCTTTTTAGCTGGGTCTAAACCCGATTGTCGCGAATTAACTATGGAAACCATAGATACATACAATAACAAATCAACCCAAAGTCATTTTGTTACTTTAATTGATATTGGCAATATGGATCCGTGTATTTTTCCAAATAGAACAAACCCGGAAAATGGTAACCAATGTAAGGAAACATTTGCGAATATGAAAAATACATCATTGGACTCGCAAAATTATACGTGTTATCAAATACCCAAAGATCCATTAACACAATTATATTTTGCTACCCTTGGCGTTTTTGGTGTATATATTTTGTATCGTATAATGATAAAAAATAAATTACTTCCAGAATAGTTTGTTAGTGTTTTCTAGTCTTTCTTATCTTTTTAGCCTTTTTATTGTGTCTTTTCCTTGATCCAGCCTTCATTATATTCCCTTTTCCATATACCTCCCAATAAGTGGGTTCGGCAACCCTCATGTTCTGAACGGGTGTCGCATAATAAGTGAGACCTAAACCACCGCCTCGTTTACCTCTTCTGGTTTGTTTACTTCTTTTACCATGTTTACTTCTTTTACCACCTTGTTGTATACGGTCAAAATTTTCAGCATTAGTTCCTTGATTAGGCATGTTACCTTGATTAGGCATGTTATCTTGATTAGGCATGTTATCTTGATTAGGCATGTTATCTTGTGGTTTATATGGTTCTGGATTAACTTCAGTAGGTTGACTAGGAACAGTGGAAGGTGTTGGATTACCAGAACCCAATCCTACACTTGTTAAAGCACTATTAAAACCGCTTTTAGTTGTGTTTAGAGCACCACTTAAACCACTTTCAACGGTACCTAGGGCGCCTTTTACGCCTTGACCCGTGCTACTGGATGTTTCGGTAAACCATTGACCCCATGACTTTTTGGGCGCATTCGGATCTGATTGGAACCAAGAAGTCGGGTTCAACCAGCTACCACCTCGGTGATATCGCTTCTTTGTTCTCATATTACTTTTTTTTACCATTTATAATATTATATAAGAAATAATATTATATAAATAATTCACGCTGTCAAAATATCTGTATACTTTTATACAGTTATTAACGGTTCATCGCCATTTTAAATATTTCGAAACCAGCTAAACCACCGGCTACTTGTGCTACAATGTAAGGGATGAGATCAGAACGAGGGAGCTTTCCAGCATACATAAGCGCAATCGCTACAGCCGGGTTAAACGCGCCACCACTAATAGCACCGCCTAACATAACAGCGACCGCTAAAGCAGCACCGATTGCCAAATAATTACCCGTAGCAAAAATAACAAAGACAAGAAACAATGTTCCTAAAAACTCAACTAAATACTTGTTCATTATATTATACTTCTAGAAAATATACTAACAAATTGGTTGTGTTATTTTTTCGGAAATGTTAAAGCAAATGCTACACGTGGGTTTGGATTAATTCTGTTATAATAATTATATGTTCGAGTTATAGACCCAACAGTAGAACGTATGCGTCCCAAAGCTACAGATGATCCAGTTCTGCCTTCGGTGCCTAAAGTAGTCGTATTATATCCAGTTTTACTGTATCCCGTAAATACACCCATATATACCACTCGTAAAAAACTTTTACGCAATATTATTAATAGTTTTGTCTAGGAAGAGCTCCCCATGCGCATATACCCGGTTGGGTTAGACTATGATTATGTATAGAACCCTTCTTTCTGACTGCTATACAACCACCCGAACGCGCACGCTGAAGTGCTGTTCTACGAAGACTATTATCAAAACTTTTTGTTCCAATCGCAGCATCCAACGGCAAACCCACCTTATATGATGATTTTCCTACAGCTTTACTTTTTAATATAGTTGTTCGCATGGAGCTTGGAATAGGAACAATATAATTAAAATGGGATGACACTGGGAATTGTCGTTGACTAGAATAAGACACCTTCATTATTGGTGTAGACATTTTACCTAAAGCATCTTGTGCTGCTTTTTGTTGTGGACTTAACGCAGATGCTCTTAAATAGTGTGACCTCGCGTTAACTGACATATCAGCATATACCGGCTCTTGAGACGGAAAAAACTGAGGCGGTGTAGGTCGTTGACCCGTTAACAACCCGTAGCTGTGATAGGGAATGATACAAGGATACTGGCTAGAGTTTAAAGGCCCGCCAATAGGGGCGCTAACATATCCGGAAAATGTTGTTGTTCCAATGGCTGTAGTTACTCCATATGGGGTTGTTGACATCTAATCTAATATAATAGATTATTTTATTATTTTTGTTTTTTTGACTTTCTCATTTTTCTAGACTTTCTATTACTTGTTCTTGTTTTCCTCATTTTCTTTGTTCTTGTTTTCCTCATTTTCTTTGTTCTTGTTTTCATCATTTTCTTTGTTCTTGTTTTCCTCATTTTCTTTGTTCTTGTTTTCCTCATTTTCCTCTTTCCACCCTTATTATCGTATAATTTTGAAACAATATTTTGAATAATTTCGTTATTTGGCTGCGGTTCAGCATCATCTAAATTATTATTTATTTCAACAACTGGTTGATCAGCTGGATAAAGATCTTCGGTTGACCCAGATTCAGAAGTTGTTGAACCTTCGGTTGACATAATATATATAAATATTTTTTGTTAGTTTAATATCTTCTAGAGTGTCTCCAAGCCACTTGAGATCCGCTATTCTCATCGCCACCGAAAGAACGATCATTGTAGTTTCTGTTCACGGCTTGGTTCTTTTTGAATCGTGTATAATCTGAACCATCATAAACGAATTTCCCATTACATGTTGCCGATGGTATTTGCGAGTTTAATTGAGTTAATGTCCAAAATATATCTGCTCGACATGAATTCGATGTAGCACCAAACCGATGTCTTAAACCATAAACACGAGGTCTACTTTGAAATGATTGACAATCGCCTCCACACGAATAGCTTTGTCTACATAATAAATCGCCGGCGTTGTTAACAGCTCTAAAAGGGGTAATCATACGTTTAGGATTTGAACTACCCGAATACTTTGTTGTGTTCCAAGCTGATCTTAATGTTAAACGAGTGCGTGCGAAAGTATCTGAATTATCGTGGTCAACAATGGGTTGAGGCATACGGCCCTTAAAACCACCACCCAAAAGAGGGCCTAGTGCGGGGTTGTTATCAACATAAAGAGGTTTTCCAAGGCCGGGAACCAAAAATTCACCGCCACCGAAACCGCCCGTTGTATATCCACTTCTGCCAGTTGCTGATGCTGAAAATGATCCTACACTGCTAGACATATATTATACGTTAATAAAAAAAATATAATATAAATCTCTAAATTACATATTCGTCTATATTTTATATAACCTTATTGTATAATGATTGATTCTACCTTTTTAATCACTGGTGCTCTCCTCCTCATTTTTGATTTTATGTATTTATCTTTGATAAAAGGTTATTTTACCAAACAAATAGTAATCGTTCAAGGTTCCGATGTTCAACCCAATTTAATTGCCATCGCAATTTGTTATTTATTTCTTATTTTTGGTATCAACTATTTTATTATTAAACCTAGACGAAGTGTTTTAGATGCGTTCTTACTAGGTCTAGTTATTTATTCCGTTTATGAAACAACTAACAAAGCATTGATTACAAAATGGTCTTGGATCACTGTATTTACCGATTCTTTGTGGGGTGGTATTTTGTTCGCATTAACAACATGTGTTTTTTATAGATTAGAAATGGTGTCTAAATATTTTTGAATATTATGGGAGTATTTTTTAAACTATATTTGGTGGTATCTTTTTTTTTATTTTTTACAATAGCAGATTTAGATTTTAATAC